CGCAATAGAACCAAATCGGCAATGTCTTCCGGTCTCCGAAGTCTGCTATAACCTCTGACTGTCCCCATTATTTCAAATACGTCCATAGTTTTTTACTCCACTTTGTTAATAATGTCCATTAAATTCTTGCCTGCCCAAATTCATTTTTAGGCAGGTACATTTCGATTTCATTATTGAATCTTTCTTTGGCCGCATTCCCTATTTCGGGGAAGCTCCCCTCGACCATCGCACAGTAGTGCGTTGCGTAATTTACGACCAGGTTTTTCAAATTGGATCGCAGTAAGCAATCCTGCGTACTACTGATCTCTAACATATATTGTATATACTGTAGTCTATACCCTTTAGCCATACTGGCGGTCGGTATAGGTCTGATTTCAAAGCCGCCTTCAACTTTCAAATCAATAACCGGGTATATAGTAGTTGGCATTTCGTCTATAATACTAACCTGCCTTACGTCTTCCATGGTTCTCGCCGGACGACCCGGATTTAAATCCGTTATTGGGCTTGCATACGACAACCATAATCGAAGAAATCTAACAAAATCACTGGGCCACTGGTAGCGCGCAATATCAACGGTCAAATCACCCCTCACTGTTTTCACCGTCTCGCTAATCATGTGAGAAGGCAATACATTTACTAAAAATCGCTGCGCCGCGTTCAGACCCTCGTCAATCTGGTATCGTGCCACATCTGTGGCCGTCGACCCGATCTGTAAATTCCCGATTACGGCATTTTTTAAGACTGTATAAGTGATCATTCTTTCGCGGCCGTTATCGTGTCAACGATTTCCTGGCACCGGCTCTCAATTCGGTTGATAGCCAATTTTTTAGCCTGATTATTAAGAATCGTAATGCCGATCTTATTTCCCAACTCAATTAAATCCACCAGGCGCAGATTTTCGAGTTTAAGCTTGCTGATTTCATGAACGGTGTCCATCAGGGCCATTTCGTCCACTCCTGGTTGCCCAACCTGATCAGGTTGGGGACCGATTGGTTCGGTCCATTCTGCAATTAAATTTTTATTTTGCGCCAGAATTTGCGCACCTTCCGTGTCTGGCACATTGGTCGGAAAGTCAGCGAAAAAGCGATAGCCTTTATTTATGATGGCTGGCCGGACCGATGTGTCTATCCACCCGGCTTTCACGCCCATAGGTCTTTTTAACCTGCTGTGTAAAAGCATTTCTGCCTCCTTAAATAACGGGGCGACTATTGGGAGTGAGTCGCCCCGCCGTTAATGGAAATCTGTTTAGTTGTTTAACTCTGCGCACCGACCACCGTCCACGTTGCCGTGGCAGTGTGAATGTACAACTTGTGATTTGTGGTGTCGGTATACAGGCTGTCCAGCGGCGCGTCGTTATAATCGGTGCCGGGTGCACCGGCGCCGAAAATATGCCACCAGGTTTTTGCGCCATCCTCGGAAACATACTTTATAAAGTATGCTGTCCCGCTGGCATTGAACGCTGTTTTGGTTTCGGTTCGAACCGCTTCCACCATACGGACTAATGTTGCTGCCATTTTTTAATCTCCGAAATATTTAATTGTTGTTTGATCAGATCGATTAACTCGACCGGTCGGTCCCGATTACGGCCTGTTTGGTCTCCAACTCTGGGTTTTTGAAAAACCGCAACTTCCAGGTCGTGGTCGTCAGGGCCGGATTTCCAGCCTCATAGTCAAATTTGAGCCGCATCCAGGGCGCAATTTTATAATTAGTGTCTTCGACACCGACAATGATATTTAGCGTGTCGCTCACCGCCGTTGTGGTGAGCTGATCTTTTATCTTGCCACTGGCGGCACTGCCAACAAACCAGGTCAGGCGGTCAAATGAATATTCCACATAAACATTACAATCTTCGGTGCCACGCGCACTATTGCTCATTACCAGGTAATAAAAACAATTATACTCGGTGAATGGTGCAATATACATCGGCTTGGTATAATCGTAACCGATACTGTCAGAGGTTGTGGTCGCAACTGTGCCGTAATACAGCACATAATTGGTGCCAACTTCCCCCTCTTCAAAATAAGTTGCGTTGTTGTATGTGGTTGCGGTGGCCGCCAATGCCAAACCAATTGCGAAAGCAATGATCAAGACGAAAATTGCAGCCAAGTTTTTAATTTTCTTAAGTGTTTCCAAGATAAATCTCCTTGAAAAATTCTATTATCGGCAGCGCCTAAATATTATCAGCGCTGCCGATTTTTTATTTTGGTTTATTATGTTGTTTAATAAGTCGGCTTCGCTGCCGAGGTAATAACGATGGCGCTGGTGTCATTCTTTATAGTTGCGCCCAGGGTGCCGTCGTCGCGGTTCCAATAATCCGGCCGCGCCCAGCCTTCCAGGATTCGGTATCCAATGCCGACGATTTCCCGATAATCACGCTCCTCGGAGATGAATTCCATTCCGGATCCGGTAGCCTTTGCCATCGCGTTGTCACCTATAACAATGGCGGCAAATTTGTCGTAACTGCTATAGTCCTGAAATGAGGTCAGGTCGCTCACTGTGGTCGGGCCGTAAACCGGCAGGGAGCTTGATGTGCTAACCGGAAAAACGCCGTTTCCGCCGTCGAAGATAGCCCAGTCTTCCCAGAGATACTTACAGCCAACCAGATATGGATTTTTCTTGGCTAACTTTTCGGCGCCGCCAAGCGCGGCGTTCATAACCGAGCGAAAATCCGGGTCCTTGATCAGACTTGCCAGTTGATAGTGATGGGCAACAATAATCCTGTATTGCATGCCTTCCTCGGTGTAGAGATAGGGAATCATGCGAATCTGGTCCTCATTTCGCAGGCCGGTGAGCAGTTCAGTGTCAAACACATGCGTCGGGCCGACGCCATCAATGGCGGTAGCAACAGCAGCCTCATAGTTCGCTGTGCCCGGATAATCCGCTGTTCCGTAGGTCACTTTCCCTGAGCCAGCCACAAAAATATGGGGATGGCTTTTGGTGCTGACCACAGAGCTGAATCTGTTACTGCCCAGGATGTTTGAAGAAAATCCCTTATAGAACGCATAGGGGACTTGCAGGAAGTTAGACACTTCCGCGTAATGTCGTTCGAGCAGCGGTTTTGCTCGTTTCGCGATGTCGATATCTTTGGTCGTTTGCTTCATCATGCTGCCGTCCTGGACCTTGTTGGCATGTCGAACCATGTCCAGGTAAACATCACAATGGTTCATCTTGGTTTCTTCCTCTTGCCCTGAAAGCTGGGTGTCCCCATATTTGGGAATGTTCACCAGATTTCGGATCATCGGGACTTGAATCTTGTCACCCTGTTTCTTCTCAAGCTCCCGGTGGACCACCAGGGGAGCGTTTGAGACCGCCGGGGTCAGGCGGTTCGGATCCACAACTCGGCCGTCCGGTGTGGTGAATTGCATCCATTTGCCCCAGAACATGAGTTTCTGGGCTGCAAACATGAGTTTCTGGGCCAGGTACACTTCCTTATTGCCCGTAAAACTGCGATCATAAACTCCCATTTTATTTACTCCAAATTAGAATTAGTCGATTTCAGCCAGATACGCGTTTAACTGCGCCTCGCTCATTTTCAGGATTTCGTCCTGGGTGAGGTTTTCCAGTTTTCGCGGTCTGGTCGTGTTGCCGCCGTCGCTTTGGATTTTCTCCAATCGGCTGCCGGTTCCACTTGCTTTTATTATATCATTAATGGCGACTTGTCTCCCGCTGGTTCTGGCCTTCGCCAAAGCCTTTTCATAGTTGAGATACTTGTACGCATCCATCAACTGATCGGGTGAGAAAACGCCATTGTCTGCAGGCCGAAAGTTTTTCGCCACGTATTGGGTCAGATGCAAGAAATCGGGACTCTCGATAAATTTATTTAGTTCCGTTTCATTTACTCCAATTTTCTGCGCAAATACCGCCACGTTTGCCACGGTGCGGTTGTATACTTCATCCTGCACGCTTGCAGCTCGCGCTTGATCGAGTTGCTTAATTTCCCCCTGTCGCCGGTTGTATTCGGTTTCGCGTCGCACATAGTCTCTGGCCGCTACTGGGTCCTCCTCGGATAACATCTCGAATTCATCGTCGGTCAAAATCTCGAAATCCTCAAAACCGCTGGTTAAATCTTTTCTTCGCCGATCTTCCAGCTCTGCCTTGAGTCTTTTATTTTCCTCCGCCAACTTCGTCGCCCAGGCCTTAGTATCTTTTAGTGGATCGCCTTCTATTGGCTCTCCATTCTTATTTAGCTTGGGTTCCTGTGATGCTGGCGCTTCGGGTGGCTGTGGCTCGGCTTCCCCTGCCTCGGCTTTAGCTTCCGGCTTATTGTCATCTCCGCCTGTGCCTTCGCCTTCTTTTTCGCCTGCTTTCGTATCATTCACAGGCTCCACTACTACGAGATCAGGATCGGGTGCATTCACATCCCCCTCATCGGGTATCTGATCCAGTTCTAATTTATCGAGGTCTTGTTGACCTAATTGTGCCAGATTCATTTTGGGTCCTTTCAGGATAGTCCATTTTATGCGGGTCCAACTATCGGATAGTCCGCTTTATTACCTACGGCCTGTTTTCCGGGTCCGCCCTGGGGTAGTCCGGCCTCGTCCAGGCCCTGTTTTGCTTTTGCTGTTTCAATGATATTCTTTGCTACCTCAAACGCCTCGGCTTGCTGTCCGACTGCTATTTGCTGTCCCAGCACCGCCTCGATGCGTTGTAACATTTTTTGTAAATCCCCCAGGTCGCTCTCTTCCAGCCACCATCTGTAATCAATAGCCGCGGCTCCCAACATTTGCGAAATCATTTGCACAAGCTGGGTCTTTTCCAGGAAGCGAACGCGTCGGGCGGTCGGATTCCGTTCCAACTCATCAATGGCAATTCGATATTCACCCGTGGTGACATCGTTAAGAACCTGATTGCCCAGGTTTTGATTTACAATAACTTCTTTCATATCACCCGAATACGGGTTGACAATCATAAACAAGCGCTCGCTGGTATAGTACTTTTGCACCAGCTTGATGCACTTGTCGAGCACGCGGCGCTTGGTGCGCCGGAAATTCTGTTCTGACGGCACTAATGCCTTTTGCGCCTCGCGCACTCGTTGGGCAAATAGCGATGCGTTATCTTCGCTGCCTTCCTGCCTCCCCATAAAATTGTTAGTTGCCCCAGAGATCATCTTTATAAATTCAATATATTTTCCCGACATTCTGTCATGTGCCGCGGGTAGTTGCGGCGGCTCAACTCTCTTGACTGCGTCGTCAAAAGGTACATTATCCTCGATCTCCAGGATCAAACCTGGCTCATAGCCAAAGTTTTTCAAGTCGGAATAGTTTCTTATCCGGCCCGGTTTCGCGTACCATCCGGCGTTGCCTTGTTTATTGAGAATGTCCAGTTGATCATTCTCCATGTCGTTAAACGCTTTCTGGGGCCCGATTAGATTCTTCATTAACCCAAAATTTTTGATGGTCTCTTTCCCGAAATTGTAGGGGAAGAATGGCACGTAGTCGAATGTGCCGTCCTGGATATCTGCATCCCGCTGGTCCAGAAAATACGACAGCGCCGGGATAACCTCGGTAACTTTCTTTTTCCTTTCGACCTTGCTAATGATTTTCATTTGCGGATTCGCCCGCATGAACACCTCGCGCCGTTTGCCTTCCAGGGTCAGAATACCACTTTCTCCAGTGGCTTGGTCATACCACACATCGGTGGTCTCATAGACCTTGTCGTGGAACTCAATCACCCGATACCTCCCCCGGTCGAAAAAATACGGATGACTGATCATTTCCGTTACCGCCGGATCCCACGCCTGGAAATAGGCTGAATCTTCGCGGTCTTTTAGGATTGACAGTAATTCGGTTTTCAAGTGCGGATAGGCCCTGGTAATATCATCAACTGTCGCCCATCGGCTCCGTAGTAAATACCGCCCATCGTCAACAAAGTAATTCCGCGCCCGGCTATCGAACAGGATTTCGTATTCATCGACGTTCGAAAATATGACCGATCCGTCGATCTGCCTCTCGTTCGAATACCTGGGATAAAGCCAGCCCACTTTGACCAGGCCAGCCAACAACGTCTTACCCAGCTCCATATCGCCCTCACTTTCGAGTTCGATATGGTACAATATATCCTCGTGCATCTGCGCTAACTCTGCCGTTCCGTTCCGCGTCGGGTAGACCCTGATTTTTTGATTGTTAAGATAAAAATCGCCGAGCACTTGGTTAAAAATGGGGAAGATAGTGTTAAAAACATTTATCGGGCGTCGTTTGGCGTTATAGTATTTTTTCTGGCTCTCGGTGTACTGATCCCCTGATAAAAAGTTATAGCCCTCCTCTATATCTTCATATACCCCCTGCCAGTTGTGGTATTCGTTCAAAAATACCCTGGCGATCAACGCCACCTTGCTGGATTTTTCACTGTCTGTCATCATGCGAAAATTTAAACAACTCTATATTAAAAATCAATACTCAATTAGTCAGCAAAAAAACCCCAAAATAATGCTGAAAAAATTTCATGTATGAAATTTTTTCTCCGAGATCGCTCCGAGATCGGTGTGAGCGTTTTTGAATAGCGACACATACAGACACATACAGACACATACAGACACATACAGACATATAGGGTACAATAGGACCAGTAATGCGACGTTTTCTCAAAATGTTGCCAAATAAATGCCGGACAAAATTACCTTCTTTGGGTTGCAATAGCGTTATGAGTAGTATTTTTTTAAAAAAGGTATTGACTTCTTGAAAAATAGTTCGTATATTAATATTGTAATAAATGATGAACGAAATGGAGATCACGGCTGACGGAATGTTTTACGTGGTTCCGTTCAGAGAATAAACTTAACAACCCCGCTCGCGAGGGCGGGGAGTTTAATGAAAAAGGAGAATAAAATGATATTATTACAGTCAGCGGGTAAACCAATTTTGTCAAGTGAATTTTTAAAAGAGAAGAAACTTGACGTTCAAATCATCAAAGTAGAAAATTCTTATAAAGAAAAAAAAGAATATCGGAATGATGATCCAAACGTAGTAATTGTACTACGTATTCCGATAACATGTATTGGTGAAAAAACCGTTGGTTATTGCATTAATAATATTTTCGGAAATATTATTTTTCACAACGGTGCTGTGGAGAATTATGTTGTGTTGTTTCACAACAGCTCAATTGTAGTTGAGCATGTGTTGAGATGTTATCCCCAATAGGGCGAGGTAATAAAAAAAGGATGAACAACCGTGATAAAAAAAATTCCATTTTCTATAAAGGCTGATCCAGCTTTTATCTCTACCCTGCGGAAAACGGCAAAGCAGCTCGGCGTAAAGCAGCAGGCTTTGCTTGAGCGCGCGATAGAGATGTTTGTTGCCAGCCAGCCGGACAGCAAAAGCAAGCTGGTGACATTGCCGATGACGCCAGCCGTGTTTGCGCAAATGTCCGACCAGGCGGCGGCCGCTGGTTATCCTGGTGTGGCTGAATATATCGCCGGCGAGGTGTTGCTGCTGTTACGCGGCACGTTCATTGAATGTCCGATGTGCCACCGGCCAACGGCGGATGAAAGGCAGATTCCGGTCGAAGAGGTGATCGGAATAACGTGCATGTGGTGTGGACACATTAGTCAACACGCCAGATGACCGGAGAGATGAATAAAAAAAGCCCTGGTTTTATCGCCAGGGCTTTTTTATTCATCTCTCATCTCTCCGGTCATCTGGCTTTTCCCCCTCCAATACCTCGACCGTCATATAGAGGTATATCTCTTCCTCCAGGCTCTTGTCTGCCCAGAATTTCAACAGTACTACTCCTTGTCTATATTGTCCATACCATCCACCCAACTACACCCCTCCGCCCCCTTCGACCTCTTAGCAGTCGCTTGATATTCCCACCATGGTTACCTTTGTGCCGGTTATTATTATTTTCGCAGTAGCGATCTTGTGAATGTCGTCGTACAGGGCACGCTCTTCCGGCGTCATTCTGTCTCTGGCGTGGGCACGCATTGCCGCGTCGTGGCAAGTGATAGAACAGTGTACCTCGTCCGGTCCATAACCGTAGGTATCATCGCACAGCGTCCCGCATTGCGAACAACGGAGTGCAGGCGACTCATGTTTACAATTTTTGTTCATATTTTTTTCCTCTATTTCTGATTTATTCGCTCTTGCATTGATTGTAAAACATAGCTCTCTGATAAAGCTACATTAAATTTTCTTGGATCATTCTTGAGTGGACTGTTATCATAAATCGGTTTTCTTTTTACGCTTAATTTTGGCCAGCCATTTTTACTAAAAACATCCCAGTAGCTTCTCACTCCGATCCACTTTGCCTTTGGTGCTGTCAACGCAAATACAATACATACTATGTCGTCAACACAAACCTCCCATGCTTTCAGTGCTTTTTGCGTTCTTTTCATTCGGTTTCTCTTTCTATAAATTGTAAATTATATCAAAAAGAATATCAAATTCTTTTTTTAGAGTTTTTGGTTCGTTATAGCCACCTGCTTTGAACACTATGCTTTTAATTCTTTTCGCATCATTAAACTCTATTTCAATTATACTTCCAGTATCATTGCCGAGTTGTTTTCTAATTCTAAACGAATTTTTTGAAAACTCAACAAAGCAAAGATGCTCCTGTTGAATTCTTTGTACAAGTTTTTCAGTGAAAGTCATAATTATTTTAACTCTTTATAATTTTTTCCAACCATCATACGTTGGATTAAATTTTCTAACAATAAGTGAAGTTCATTAGTTTTTATTGTATATCCTCCCCAGCCACCCATAACGCTTAGTTACCCGAAGGCGGCCAGGGAGACAATTAACTGCTAAATAATCATGGCCTTGATTTTTCTAATTAACTCAAGTCCGATATTGATTTGCTCATCAATCCTTTTCGGTAAAGCATCAAGAGCTTGGCTTAGACTAAGTATGGGATCCTTCGGTTCTTTATTACCTCGGTCATTTTCCGAGCCAGTTTCAATTAGCTCGTCTAATGATCTCAGCTCATCTACTAAAAGCTCCAGCCGACCTACAGCGGCTTGAACTGTGTTTACTTTAGGTTCTTTTGCTACTTGAGGCATGTCATTATTCCTTTCATTTTTTGGTTTTATCTTTTTGCTTGTCACCCCTCGGACAAAGGGCAACTCCCAACTATTTCTTTTTCCTTTGGGTTTTTATTGGCAATATGGTGTATTGATCACACCGCAATTCAGCTATCTTTTTTGATATCCCATCGGGCAAACGGACACACGGTTCAATATAACAACGTCCCCCCTCGTTCCAAAAACAACGCTTACAACTACTTTTTGGCCAATAATTATTGTCGCTCATATACCATTCGCCGTTTCTTTAAAAATTAAATTGTTTAAATATTGTATTTTTGCGATATCCATATTGTAGTTGTATAACAACTGTTTGCACTATCGAGTTAAATGTTTTTCGCGGTAAATTTGTTACGCTTACCAGGCCATACTCCACTAAAATATTTGTTCTTTTTTGTGAATTTATGATGAAATACCATGGCATTAGTGCGATAATGTTGTCTGACCAGGTTAATAAATTCATCAAAAAGTAATACCCTGTTTTTGAGCCTGTTAGTTTTTTAACGCTTGCCGGGGCGTTTAAATTATTCAAGCTCTGTGTAGAAAACGGTGGGTTCATTACAATGCAATCAAACCTGCTTGGTTTTAGTAAAAAAAAGTCGTCTGGTGCGGTAATTTTATAACTCCCATTTTCCTGTATCGCCATAACCAGGTTTCCTTCTCCTGGGCTTGGTTCGAGTATTGTTTTTACCCCATCAGGGATCATAGATGCCATGTATCTGGCAACGATTTTCGGGGTTTGTATCTGTCTGTCGCTCATATACCATCCGCCCCCTCGGGTCTGAGCGTCCTTATTTTGGCACGCCAGCTTGTTTCTCCGTAATCTTTGTAGCCATAATCTTTAACCCTGCGTTCTATTTTCCTGGGCGCTGGCAGCCATCGGTGCAGCTCAAATTTGATCGCTTGGCTCATGATCCGGTCGTCCAGATTACCTTCGTCTGCCTCCGGCTTGCCGTTCTTATTGTAAACAAACGTCATTCCCTCCAGGTAAAAGCGCTCATCCCCCACGCCTTCCTTGCCATCCTTTATCACCTCGCGCAAATTGGACAACATGATCGGCCTGGATACCGCATCCGTCAGCCAGCCAAGCCGGACCGTGTTTTTGTCTATGTTTTCCCGGAATTCCTGTTCGTACATTAAATTCGGGTAAAACTCTTTTAACTTTCCCACAACTGCGTGTCCGTGATTGTTTCGCTCCACTCCAATGTAGGCGTCTTGATACCAGTGCCCAAAATGGTTGAGTAAATATGAGAGGGTGTCGGTGTCCACCTTGCCGTTGAACCAGGCTACATCTTTTCCGGTTATCCGGTCGTACACATAAAAATTGCTGTTATCCCCTTTTTCCAATCCTTCCGCTACGTCGCTGCTGATAATGTAGCGGTAATACTCATTTTTATTTTCGACCGGATCATTTAAGACCACAATCCGCCCCGCCGCGGCTGGCACCAGGCGTATTTTCCTGGGCATTCCCCCCAACACTTCAAATTCATACAACTTTTCATTGGCGTCCCGGGCTACCAGTTTCTCATATCTTTTTTGGAGTAAAATATTATCAAAGTACGGTGTCCCTGATGAGAGATAATCAATATCCAACTCTTGCCCAATATTCGCCCGCTCATTGTCGCTTCTCCTGGCGCATTCCAGGTCATACCAGGTCGACCGTTTCTTTCCGTCTTTCTCGTACATGCCAATATTTTTCAGCGGGTGCAGGCTCCAGTGCATGGTCACAACTTCGACTGCACCGCTAAATCTGAGCTGAGCAAACTTTCTCCCGATCCCCCATGGGGTCGATACCGGCACGCGACACGGAGAAGAGTCTCCCATCGAGGTCCAGGCCTCGGTGTCACTTTCCTCCCATTTACTGAATTCGTCGGCCAATATCGCCAGATACCTGCCGCCTGTGCCAAAGTTAGAATTGTTCGACTCCCCTTTAATATAGCTTCCGGTCGCCGGATTGGTAATCCGCATATAATTGTCGTTCCGGTCTGGGTTAAATCCGTCAGGGAGAAATACCGGGTGCAGTCGATAAAGGCAATACCTGATTTTCTCGATCAGGGTGTCCAGGTTGCCCTTTCTGTCCACGTATTCCTCTTTTCGGCTGCCGATTAGAAAATCATTGCCCGCTGCTTCCTGTAGCCAAAACCACAAAAAAATGGTGACGATAAACCAGCTCACGCCCATGTCCCGGCTTTTTTCGATCAGGACGTCTTTTCCCTCCCGGATGCAACTCACAATTTTATTAACGCCGTCCTCCTGGAATGGGAACAGCATAAATGGCAGTGTTGGCCTGCTCAATCCGTACATGTCCAGGATGCCTTTTCTGGGTTCGTGCGTCCAGGCGTGCATATTGTAAAAACGTATCGGGTCCATCAGGGCCAGCTTTTTTTCCGCTGCCGCCACTTCCGGATCTGCGTCCATTAGGCTATATAACTCAAGTCTTTCTCTGAGATTTTCTAATATTTTTTGCCCGTGTAGCTTGTAACCGGCTATCAACGAGTCTTTCGAGTTCGGTTGCATCCATGGTCCCAATATTTACTACTGTTGTCGCTTTGCCTTCGCCAGCCCCGGGCGCTACGATCACCTGGTTGTTTCGCCCCAGGTCGCCGGTCATTGTCAGGGCTAACTCTATGACTTCGTTGCCAACATCTGCGCCCGACAGTTTTTTTTGTATCGCTGCAAATGCCGACAGCCGGATTGATGCTCGCGCCTGGCTCGCGGCTTCGTTTAAATCTTTGGCGTATTTGCTTCTTAAGTTGTAATAATGGCGCTCGGTAATTCCAAGCGCGTCGGCCAGCCCTGAATTGCTTAACCTGTTTTCGCTAAACAGATTCGCAACGTAGGTCTGGATGAATTCTTTTTTTCGTATCTTCTGATCCAAGCTCTTTTTCCTTCCAGCTCATGCTTTTCCGGTCCCCACCGTGCCCGATTTTTATTCCTATTTCCCGTAAAAGCCTGTAGAATGTTTGATTTGATATTTGCAAGCTGATGCGTATCTCATCACTTGTTTTTTCTTTGTACTGGCTCAATATACAACACGCCAGCACAATACGGCGAAAGCGGGTAAAGTTAAAATTGTATCTATCAATCAGTATTTTCCTGAGTACGCTCGCGGTTATGTTATACTCGTGGCACAGGCTTTGGAAATCATATTTTAGTGCCAGTTGGTACCTTTTTTTATAGATTTCATCTGCTTTTTCATACTTTTTCATGATTCACTTTCCTCATCTGCCCTTCAAACACTTCCACCCGGTCCGGATGTACCAGGTACTCCCGCCCTATTTTTGCCGGTTCAAGGTACATTCGGTACCTTTTAATAATCCCGCGCACGGTCCGCCGGCTTTTCTTTTTCCAGCGGATCCGCAAATCCTCGGTTGTTAAAAACCCCTTATTCACCCGCCATCCCCAGGATGATCTCCCGCCATGCGTCTTCGATTTCTTTGTCCATCAACCATAGAGCAAACATTATTATCCGCACTTCTCCGGTAATAAGAACTTCGTTGTTTGGTCTTTCTTGCTCTATTTCTTTTACCCCTTTGATAAATGTCACTATCGCGTCGTGATACTCCCGGGCAATTCTATCCGCTTCCTCGCGATACGTTGACTCGTCTTGCCCTTGCCGGAGAAAAGATAGGCGTTGTCTTTGAATACGTTCAACTATATCTGATAACTTGATCCCGCCAATGAGGTAGTTCATAAGGCAAATATTATCAATTACCACCCTGAAGTTTATCCACGAGTCGTTAACATCAGTTTTATTTTCCCATTGCTCGGTAAAACTATGGTGATATTCCAGCACATCCAGCGCCGCCTGATATACTTTTAGTTTTTTCTGCTCGGGTTTTTGGCGATACATCTCATTTCCGATTTTCTGCTGGTATCGGTCATACTCACACGGCCAAATAACCTGGTTTCTGTCGTCGCAACCCAACATCTGAACCTCCTTACTTTACGCTAATGACCTTATGGCCTGGTCAATATCCTCTTGCATAAAAGATAAATATTGATCAGTGGATTTTATATCCGCGTGCCCCAGCGCTTTGCTGGTGCTGCGAAATGGATCGCAGGGTATCCCCTGCGCCAACAAACTTTTAAAATGAGTATAGATTTCATTGGCAAACGTCTTCCGCATGCTGTGTGTACTCACTTTGCCCTTAATGCCCTGGCGCTTTGCAGCCTGGTGCAGGATTTTCCACACTTGACTGCGGCCGATCGGTGCATTTTTTCGCCGAGATGAGAGAAAAATATAGTCGTCTCGGTGCACAATTTCTTTTTCCTGGAGCTGGTTCAACCAGGGTATTAGTCCCGATTTTGCCGTTTCATTTAGCAATACCGTCCTGGATGTTTTTCGTCCCTTCATGTTGCTCCTCTGCACCTGGACCCGATCCTTTATCTCGCCACCGGTGTCCAATACGTCCCCCAATCGTAGGGATAAAATCTCCGATACCCTGAAACCGGTATTTCTGCCCAGAGCAAATAACGCCCGGTTCCGCAGCGCCAGCCGCCCTTTCATCGCTTCACGGATGAGCGCCTCTTCGTTCTTTGTTAGTGGCCTGGCTCCGCGCATTAGCAATGCCTCGCAATAGATACCAGAAATTCGGCAAACTTGATCGGCGTTTCTTCACGCTGTTTATGAGAGAGACTCTCCAATTTTCTTATTTTATTATTATCATTATCATTATAACTACTTACTGCTATAATTTTTGGTGTAATCTTGGCAGATATTTTCTCTTTTGAGACAATATAAATCAATGTTGGTTTCAACGCCAAATGTCCAAACCATGATTGATTTATTTTATACAAATATACATGTTTGCCAGTAACTATCATAGGAAAATATATTTTTGATCCTATTGGGTGCTCAAGTACTCCACCCCATTTGCATACCTGCTTGACAGCCCAGATCGCCAACTCGTGCTCCCCATCCGGAGCCTTCGCGCGGTGCCTGTACTTGCCCCACGTTCTACATGGCGGGTGTGCCACAATCGGCATACCCCCTGGAAATGTCCTGGCGTCTCTGTCTATGTCATAGCAATCAACACCGGGTATCTTTTTATAAACGCTGTCCCTGCGCACGAATAACGCCGCCACCTTCCGTCCATCCTGTCCATTCGTGTCCATCAAAACAACCTCATTTGTCCAATCTCAAAATCAAACCGGTCTACCGGCGTCCAGCTCATTCCATTGTCAATTGATACGAACTTCTTAATTTTCTCCATTTCGAATCTCTCCCCTAATGTCCGACAGCGATCCTGGATCATTGCAATCGCCATTTCCATATCCCTGCCGCTTCGGATCGCCTGGGTTCGCCATGTGGCCGCGCAGATAAATTTATACTCTATGGAGTTCAATTCAGAATGATCTCCAATTCAACCCGAACCAATCTACGAGTAAATCCTCGCCCCCTGATAAAGTTATCAAATTCCTGGTAACTTTCAAAGCATTTCTTCCATAGCATTATTCTGTAGCCAATCTCATCAAACCTGATCATCTATCAGCCCTGCCTCTATTAACTCCCTGGTTATATCCCGCCCGGCGCGATTATACAGCTTCCGGATAAATTCATCGCGCTCGTAGCGCAATTGTTTCGGGACCACCGCAACGCTGATCCTCAAGCTGCCGTCATCAATTTTTTTGGGGTCAACCTCGACGTTATTTTCGTCGATCAGGGTATGGGTGTCGATGTAAAACGTGTCCCCCACTCGCCACGCCCAGCCCCATCTGTCAAACGGAATCCTGTAAACAAATTTACAAATTCCGGTGTTTCGCGCAAGCAATCGAATAGACTCCTGGAATTCGCGCCAATTAATTTCACCCGCTCGGTACTCCCCCAGCAGCCGCTCTAAGTTCTTTGAATTGTTCTGTGGTATAATCTTGAGCGCATTTTGAGCACCGAATAACGCTTCTGGCATTTCCGTTATCTCCGAATTTAAATGCGGCTATCTCCCCACCACAATTGCAACTTACACCGTATCCGTGTGTCCGAATAGCCACAATGGTTTCTTTTTTTGTGGGATTCGCCCAGTATCGAATTGTTTGTAGCGCTTTCGAGCCATTGTCGCGCAAATTAAACAGATAGTACAGATTCACCTGGTTTATTTTTCTCATGTTCTCGCTTTGTTCCAGGTTTTTCTTTGCCGATAATATCATCTCGGTCGCGGGCGCTCCCAGTTGATTTCTGATGTTTTGAATAACATCCACCAATAAAATTCGATCCGCTGGCGGGGGCGATCTCTTAAAATCGGCCGCCAGTGCTCCGTCCCAGTCCGCGAACTTTAGAGCTATCTCCAAAGCCGGACCAATTAACCCCGATCTGTTTAAGCTATTCCATTTTTGCGTGAGCACTGTTTTTTGGTCTGGTGAAATTTTAGAGGGGGAGAGATTTTCGTTCACTTCACTTCTCTTCACTTCACTTCTCTTCACTTCACTTCTCTTCACTTCACTTGTGTTTTTTTCTCCAGAATCTTGCAGAATTTCCCCATCATGGGATTTTTCTTCCTGGTTTCTGGTGCATTCTGTGTCAGAATGTTGCAGAGTCTTCTGAGTCTCGTATCGCTTTCGCATGTATTGGCGCTTTTCTACCAGCCAGTCCAGTTCTTTCTCCAGTGCCGGGCAGCGCAATTCCCCGTTTTCTATAACCAGGTAATCCACTTCCGTCCGAATCGCGTCTGCAAACATCTGCTCAAACAACTCTGCGCCGCAGCCGCACTTTGCCCGCAATACAACCAGGCTTACATCGTTGTGTTTCATTTTGAAATTGTCCGACCCTGCCAGTACTTCTTTCACTTTCCAGAAAAACCGATAGCCCTCAGCGCCATACTTGTTTTCAAAGAAAGCAAGTGCGTTGCTCTGCACTAAATTATGCTGAATAAAATCCGCGTTATCTTTGCGCAATCCCATGGTTATTTTTCCATTTTTCTTATTTCATATAGCCGGCAATTAAATAACTTTCGATTTAATTTCCCATCATCCTTCTCATCTCTTCCGGCGTCTCCCCCAGTATTATACATAACTGGTTGAACAGTATCCCCCTTCCCTCCCTTACCACGCTTTCCAATCGAGCCTGTTTCATCCCTAACTTGGCAGCAAGGGTCTTGATGCTTTCACGCTTGGTTTTCACTATTTGCTCAAATGTCATCTGTCTATTTTGTCCATTATGTCCACACTGTCAAGACTAAAATAGCGGCGGACCAGCCCGCGCCAATCCGCCGTGTCGTTTCGCTTTTAATTGGGCCAACCAAATAAAATCTGCCAGCCTTCCAACTCGCTTTTCATCAACTCAATCTCTTCCTGTACAGCGCGTAACTTTGCGTCGACCAGGGTTCGACTGCGTAAATAGAAATATGCCGGACTGTCCGCGTTGCTCGGCTCCTCGATGTCAATCGCCAATTCAAATACGGCCGGATCATCATTGTGCAGCACTGGCACCTTGATCCGAAATCGGTCGATCAGCAGACCCGGCGTTTTCTTACCGGTCTTGCTGGTAAATTCAACGCCTACGCGTCGGCCATTCGCATCATCGATGCTACTGTCTCGTTTCAGTCCGACCGTCGTTTCGATGGCGCTCCAGGATTCGGCCAGCGGCGCATAGTCAATGATGTCGTCCTGATTCATCCGCAGCCATTTTAGTAGGGCTTTATGGTCAAAGGCTTTCAGGCTGTCGACCACATCAAACCATCGATCAAACTCCCGACTGGTTTGAAACGCCAGTACTGCCTGTTCGTGTTTTCCGTTCGGCAAAAATTCCGCTCTGATGTCGCGCACATAAATCGCTTCATCCTCACTGTAAAAAATAATGTCGGTTTCAAGATCCCCCCACTTTTTCAGATACTCAATCAGGCTGTCCGTATCCGAAAAATTCAGATGCTTTGGCTCGACCATCTTATTTGGCTCTGGCTCCGGCCATGC